TCAAGACGCTCTCCAATAGACGCTGAGTAGTGTGCTACCAATCGAGGCTCCTGCTGTGAATAATCAAATGAACCCCACTGTCTGCCCTCCTCTGGAAGAAATAGAGACCTTATTTTGTTACCGTACTCTTTGTTTCTTGCTGGTATTTGTTGAAGATTAGGATTTGCATAAGATAATCTTCCTGACACAGTTCCGCCTTGATCTGATCTTAATTGGTTAATCTCTGCATGTATTCTTCCCTTGTGCACATATCTTTGTATTGAATCTATAAATGTTGAGTGAAACTTATTTATTTCTCTAGCTTCTCTAACAAGGCCAGCTATTGGGTGCTCACAGTTTTGTAACCAGTTGGTTGTAAAAGATGGTTCATCAGACTTTGCAGTTCTTGGATACTCCACACCTAATCTGTCAAATACTTGTGCTACACTTCTTGCAGCCCAAATATCAACATCTAAAGTAGTTTCTTTTTTGATTTTATGCAAAACTTCTTTTTCTTTTAATCTAAATTCTTTTTTTAGTAATGCTGCCTTTCTTTCATCTACTCTAATTCCTGTCTGTCTCATTTTAATTAGAATAGGTAGAAGCTCCATTTCCATCTCCCACACATCATTGATTGATTGTTTTTGTATTTCACCTTTAAATCTCTGCCATAATTTTAAAGTAAGTGCAGCATCTTGCTCTGCATAAAAACCAACATATCCTGCAGGCATTTTCCAAAGATCCTGTTTAGGATCTATGCCCCACTCTTTAGCTTTCTCTTTTAAAAAGGTTTCATTTTTTATCTCACCTAAATAATCCTTAGCACATGCATTAAGTGAGAAGCTCCATCTATTTTCATCAATCAAAGCTGCAGCTACCATTGTATCTACAATCTTACCGTTTATTTCAAAACCGTTGGCAAGTAACCAACCTACATCGTAAGAGGCGTTGTGAAAAATTTTAGTGCTTGGTCTTTTTAATAAATCAACCATAAACGCTGTTGTTACAGCGAGATCCATATTACCACCAGCATCGTGTTGTATTGGAAAATACCATTGCTGACCTAATGCAGCTACAGCAAAACCAACAATACCACCATCAAATGTGGCCCAGCCAGATCCTTTCGTTTTTAAATTTGGATCTTTTGTTTCTAAATCTATTGCAACTTCGTCTGCCTGTCTTAAATCAGGATACTCTGACGGTGCTACCCAGTCGCTATCGTTGTAAATAAAATTTAATTGATGACTCATGCGTCCTGCATTTGAGCTACCATTTGTGCCCACTCCTCTTCTTTCTCAATAGAATCATCTGGAAGTTCTACTTTCTTTTTCTTCTTCATAAAATCTATCTCCATTTCACAATAATGAATTATTTTTTCTAAATCTTGAATTCCACCTTTGTTTTTGTATCTGCACGTATATCTTATTACATTGGCTTGAAAAGGATTAAGTTGATTTTCTTGAATAAATGTCCAAGGTTCGATGACAAAAGATTTATAGTGAGATCCACCAATTTGTTTCTTAGGCATAATTACTTTTATACAATTTATAATATTTAGACAAGGGAAAATGATACCTATGATATGTGCCTAGTAAGTGTAAAGTATTTATACTTCTAGTAACTCCTGTATACCAAACACGTAATTCTTTTACTCTGTCTTCTAAATTTTTTCTATCAAAATGAGACGGAAAGTTACACTTAGCTGAAATCACAACATTGTCAGCTTCACCTCCTTTAACTTGGTGTATAGTATCTATAATGATTCTTGCTTTATCATCTAAGTTAATTTCGTTGTTTAGAAGCTTTCTAAAGTAGGATTTCTCTTTATCCTTAAACTTTCTTTGAAAAGCATCTACCCAAAGTTTACGCTCTTCCACCATTCCACCTTGTAAATGTAATTGCTCAAAATTAAACACTTGATTTGGATGAGCAAAGCTCCACTTTTTACTGTCCGCTGATCGGTAGCCGTGGTCTATGTTTAATAAATAGTTATACATATTGCAGGCATCCTCTCTAGTTATAGACCCACCATCGCAAATAGTTTGCCAATCACAGATAGCTTTCCATTGATTAACATCAAATGATTTGTTTCCACGCATATCTTGAAAGTATAAACCTAATTTTCGTGCTTCATCTTGCATTTCTTTCTTTACATCATTGATTCGTGCAAGAACCATCCAAGATCCTTGTATCTCCCAAGGTATTTTTTTTAACGTGCTCCATTTATAAATCTCTCCATCACTTCCATTTGATGTGAATTCTTTTTGAATTCTATGTCCTTCCATACCGTTTAACAGACACTTAGAAAAGAAATGTACTTTTTTATTTAGTCTTCTAGATTGTTTTAATATTTTTACTTTACCAGGAAAGGTTTGAAAGAATATGACATCAGCACCATTCCATTCATAGATAGCTTGATCATCATCACCTGCAATGTAAACTTTGTCTGCATTCATGGCTAACTTAACAACCATGTCCCATTGTAAAGGAGTAAGATCCTGAGCTTCATCCACCATTAATATTTTAAAAGGTAATGCTAAACCCGATTCAATATACTTCTGCACCATATCTGTAAAATCTAAACGATCGTTTTTAAACTCTCCTGGTTTTGATTCATAAGTTTTATATTGTTCATACCCATAAATAATAGATTTGAATTGTTGTAATCTAACTTTTTTACGTGGCTCCTTTTTATATAAATCTATGGGGTCCATCTTCATGTTTCTTGCTCTATCATAAATTTGTAAAGACCAATTGTTATAAACTTTTTGATCATCCCAAGTAGGTTTGTAATTAATCTTTACTGTTCCATACTGTGTATGAAACTGCAGCATATCTACTTTAGGGTCTAATACGGGTATGTCTGAAAATTGTTGTCTAGCTAAACTATGTAAGGTTCTAAAATATTTAAAATCATCTTCATCGTAACCTTTAAATTGTTTACGAACTCTATCTCTACATTCTTCAACAGCTTTATTTGTAAATGAGATATAACAAATCTCATCAGGAGAGATACCTCTTTTTAAAAATCTTGCTACTCTTTTTAAAAGTCTATGGGTTTTACCTGTTCCTGGCGGACCAAAGAACTTAATTGTTTTCCCATGGAGCTTTTGCTTTAGTAAATTTGACATCTTTGTTTCTGTGTTCTGTTTGTTTTGGTAATGTTGCAACCCAATGTCTTGCTTGTATGCCTTGGAATTTTGCTTTCTTTTCACAACCTGCTCCTTGTAAGAATATAGTACAATCTTTTTCCGACCAATTGTAGCCTTGTTTTTTCATAAACTGTCTAAAAGTCTCAAGTTTAAATCTAATTTCTTTACCATCTTGAAAAATATTATCATGTTCAATTTGATCAAACTCTGTAATGGTATCGGTATCTTCAAAGAATTTTATTATCCTTGTATTAAATACTTCTTTTTTTTCTTCTTCTCCGTCAAAACCTTCCATATCTTGTTTGTTAGTTATTAATTCTTCAAGCCAGTCTCTATATGGATCGGGATCTCTTTTGCTTGGTTTTAGTGGTCTCCAAACAATATCATAATTTAATAATCTTTCCCCAAGTAATTGTTGTTGGTAAAGTTGTTTTGTATCTAACTTTACCACTTTACCTTGTATGGGTAATAACCAATAAGGATCGGGATATGAATTTACTTTAACTAATTTACCAACTTCAGGAATAGCTTCATTCAACCCTATACCGTATTTTCTTTTGGCGCATTGTGTAGATCCATTACAGTACATTCTAGCTACTGATGTTCCACATTTATATGAATAATCTTTTTTATCTACTTGATCAATTACTTTAGCTATCTCCTTTGGTGTTAGTGGTGGAACACAAATGGTTTTGTTCATCTCTCTAATCTCTGCTTCCCAATAATCTTTATCTTCATTTATTTTTTTACATAAGACCCCAACGTTAAACATAGCATCATTACGACCTTCACCCTCTCTTATTTGGTTTCTTACAAATTTGTTAACACAATTAGGCCACTGCTTGTTTTCGTTGTCCGTTGCTGTTTTAAGTTTAGTAAATTGTTCTTTTGTAATTATAAATTGTTTTACATACTCTATGTATTTATCAAATGATAAACTTTTTGCTTCATCATCCATTGCGCATCGTGTTGGAAACTTTGCATTGTGATAAGGTAAGTTTACAAATTGACCTTTTTGTTTGTCATCCCATTTCTCAGGAGATAAATCTACTGTATCTTGAGCAGGAAATATATCAGTCTTCGTATCATTGACACCAAGATCAGATGCGATTGCTATCATCTTTTTTCTCATGTCAGCTGCAGCTACAGGTTCTGATAAATGTATTATTAAATGTAAACCATTTGATTTAGATCTATAAGGTACAAATGGATATTTTCTTTCTCTAATTGTTTTAATAAATTTTTTATGATCGATATTGTATCTATCGACATCTATGACACCCCAACTTGTTGTTGAGTCGTCTCGTATTGGCACAGTTCCAAAACTATCTTTACCTTCCAAATGATCTAACCAATTTTGATCGGTTATTGGGATTGGGTTTATCCAACTACGCCATTCGTCTTTTCCGTCAGATCTTTGCTTACCTAACTTCTTAGATTGACCGTGATATGTATCAGACCCCTGGAACAGCTTTTTAAACTGCTCCAAGGATTTATTAAAGTCCATATTTAAAATGGAGTTTTTTCTGATGCTTCTTCTTGGCCGTGTTTTACTTTAACACTTCCAGACATTAAAGATTGTCTAAACTTATAAGCTCTATTTACTAAGCTTTCGTCTTGAACTAATCCTTCAGATGTAATTTCCCAACCATACCAAGAACCTAATTGGTTTTTCTCCAACACAGTTTTTAGTCTATATTGTTGAGTAAATGGTGCAGGTCTAAAGAAACCTTTGCCGTCTTTTTTAGGCACTTGCATCATATTCATCATTGAATTCCACTTTTTAGATTTTTTTCTTTGAGTAGATTTCATTGTGATTAATGCTTCGCTAGCCATACTTTCTTCGACTACGACTACAAAATGAGAAGCTGTCTCCTCAATGTAGTTACCAGATTCCAATCTATCTTTGCCGTCATCACCTCTATTTGTTTTAGACATAATATCGCTGTCAGCTGGATAAATATTTCTAGGTGCATTACTACCTTCTTGTCCTCTGTCTGCCCATTCAATGTATTCAAATTTGTAATAAGCAGGTATTACCAGCATGCCCTTATTACCATCATAGAGTTTATCTGTAACAGTATTGTAGATCATTCCTGGTTTAGCAGCATCAATATACTTAGAATCCCCAGCTGTCACTTGCGGTGATAACTGTCCTAAGATTTTAAGAAATGGTAACTGCAATGATTTGCTATCAATGTTTTCAAAACCTTGATCTGCAAATTTTTCGATGTCGATTGTTGCTACTTCGTTTTTCTTTTTTGTAGCTACGTCTTTCGCGTTAGACATGTTTACTCCTTCGTTTTTAGTTTTGCTTTATTTGCAATATAGATACCAAATAAATCAAACGGGAGTTCCTTTCCTTTTTCAACTTGTTCTTTAGCAAATGCTTTTAAAGTCATTGGTTCTACCTTTTGCTTTTGCAAATATTTAAAACCAAAGTTCTCGCAAACCTTTACTAATTCTGCAACTTGATTGTCTTGTCCTCTGTTAAAAGTTGTAGTGACTGTATTCTTAATTAAATCTCCAAAACCTTTATTTCGAAGCCAACTAAAAGCCTCATCGGTACGACTCTCAGGTATCCTAGCACCATAAAAGGGCTTTACTTCAACTTGCGTACCATCAGCAAGTTTAATTGCGTTAACACCTGCTTCTTGCATAAGCTCTGGTATTTTACGTTCCTGATAATCTTTGTATTTAGCTTTTTTAAGAGAAAGAACTTCCTCAGCTTGGTCTATTTCATTTTCAAGTTTTTTCATTTCATTACAAGCATCCGAGATTGATTTCGTGCTCGCAGTATCCACTTCTAAATTTGAAAACTTTTCGATATCCATATCTGATTTGGTTTATAGACTTTCCTCTTGCAAAGTCAAATATAAAAATATACAAGTTATTTGGATATGGCTGAATGGAAATACCCCTATAAGACAAAACCCTATGAGCATCAAAGACAAGCATTAGCCGAATCAGCTGATAGAACGACTTATGCATTGTTTATGGAAATGGGGACAGGTAAAACTAAAACTACAATAGACAACATTGGTTACCTATTTTTTAAAAAACGTATAGATGCTGCGCTTATTATTGCCCCAAAATCTGTTTATACAGTTTGGCGTAATGAGATAGACACACATTTACCCACAGAGATAGATAGATCTATATTCGCGTGGAAGGTTGATAAACCAAAACAATATAAAAAATTTTTAACAGAAAAAAATAAATTAAAGTTTTTTCTAATTAATGTTGAAGCTTTGTCAACAAAGAAAGGTTTAGATGAATGTAATAAATTTTTAGTTAACCAGCCAAATAATATAATGGTAGTTGATGAATCCACGACCATAAAAAACCCAAAAGCAAAACGAACAAAAAACATTTTAGCGCTAAGATGGCGAGCGCGTATGAGGCGTATACTAACAGGATCACCAGTAACAAAATCTCCATTAGATCTTTATACACAATGTGCCTTCCTTGATCCAGCATTATTAGGTTTCAAAAGCTTTTATGCATTTAGAAATAGGTATTGCACCTTTGATGAGGTCTATGTAGCAAGAGGAGAAGCTATTATGGTGCCTGACGGATTTACTAATTTAGATGAATTAGAACAAAAGTTAAAAGCATTCTCATTAAGATTAACAAAAGATGAGTGTTTAGATATTCCAGAAAAGATCTATCAAAAAAGAGAAATCGAATTATCAGGAGAACAAAGAAGAGTTTATCAAAGACTCAAAATAGAAGCTTTGGCTAAGTTTGAGAATGAAACAATATCAGTGCATAATCAATTAACTGAAATACTTAGACTACATCAAGTTGCAAACGGTTATTGTAAAAGTGATGATGGTGAAATACTTGAATTTGAAAATGAGAAACTTAAAGCTCTTCTAGAGATACTAGAAGAAACAGATCAAAAGGTGATCATATGGGCAACATATGTACACAACATTCATGAAATAATTGGTAAACTTAGTGAAAAATATGGAAGTGAATCAGTAGTGTCTATTTTCGGTGAAGTTTCACAACAAGATAGAATGACAGCCGTTGATCGTTTTCAAAAAGATCCTAAATGTAGATTCTTTGTAGGAAATCCTACTACAGGAGGGTATGGCCTTACATTAACTGAGGCCAAGTATGTAATCTATTTTTCAAACAATTATAATCTTGAAGTGCGTTTGCAATCTGAAGATCGTGCTCATAGGATTGGACAAACTAAAAATGTGGTCTATATAGATATTATAGCAAAAGAAACAATTGATGAACGAATCGTTCAAGCTCTTAAAAAGAAAATTCAATTATCTGCTAAAACTTTAGGTGACAAAGCCAAAGATTGGCTACTTTAACCTTTTACCATAGCTTTTTTATATTGTTCCAACCTTTCAAGGAATTTTTCTGCATATTCGTGTAATACAGGCTCTGAGAGCTTAAATTCTTGATATTGTAGGTCTCGGGTCGCGATAGCCACTACACCCTGCTCTATGGGCCCGTAATGCGTTTTATGGGCTAAATAATAGGCCCCTAATTGACACTTGTAGTCCTCGATCCATTCTTCTCTTTTGGGCTTATTAGACTGTTTAAAATCAACTATTGATGGCTTTCCATATGCAATAGCAACTAAATCTGTAGTTCCTGCGTATTCTTTTTTATAAGCTAATGAAACTTCATTACCCCATACCTCATCTATTCTTAAAGAATCTTTAATGACTTCAGCCATCTTTCTAGGTTTGATACCTTCTTCAGTTTCATTGTAATATTTTTCACCATTATAGTAATACTCTAAAACTCTATGCATTTCAGTTCCTACTGTAGATGCATTGTTCATAATTCTATCGGCTTCTTGATGACCGACTCTTCTTCGCCAATCATCCAAAAACTTTTTATCTTTTGTAGCAGATAATATCGTTGTTACACTTGGAACAGGAGCTTCATCTACTAAATACTTTCTTCCTGTTTCTGATTGAAATCTGTTATGTTTTTTGTAAGGATATTTTTTTATGATGTTCACAATATTCTTTTAGAATATTTTTACAATAAGTGCAACAATTAAACCGACTAGTGATGTAATTACAAACCCAGAGCTAGCTAACATAATTTTTTCTAATCTATGTACGTCAGTATGCAAATCATCAATTTTTTTATTAGTTTCTTTTTGCATAATCAGACACAGTTTTTCGTGGTCCGTTATTCTTTGGTGAGCTAATACGTCTTGTTTTACTATTTTACGTTTGACCACGATTCTGTCTCCTTTGAGCTATTGCAGCTGAAGTTGTATCAAATGGAAATAGTGATTGAACATCTTGTGCAGTCACCTGGCCTTGTGGTGTTTGTGGTGCCTGTTCCATTTGTTGACCAAAAGCAGGTTGTAATTGAAGATCATCTGTAATACTCGGATCATCTGCTTCTTGATCTCTTTGAGCTTGTTCTAAAACTGTTTCAGTATCTGCTTCAACAACTCTATTTAGATAAGCAACCATATCATTATCTAATGCAGTATCTCCTGATGGTTTTGAGAAGTCTCCAGCAAACATAGTCTCAACAACATCTTTAGGTAAGTTTTTATCATCATAAATAGGTTGTGGTATTTGAAAAGATAAATTTAATAGTCTTTCCTGTATTTCTTTTGGGTCTACATTTCTTGGATCAACTCTCGGTAAATCTTGTTCTTGATCTGCAAAGTAATTATATAATCTTGCAAATGCATCTCTTTTTCTTGTAAGTCCTACTGCTGTAAGTTTTGGATTAATACTTCTACCAGTAAACTTTCTTGTAGTTCCAAACAAACCTTTTTGAACTTCACCTATAGATTTACCTTTTAATAATTTTAATTGTTCCTCAGGTAGTAATGCATCATTCATATATCTCAAAGCTGTTGGATCTGTAAGCATTAGACCTGCTCTTCTTGCCATCAATAAGAATATTGCAGGTGCAAATGGATTGACAGCAAAAGCTGCACCACCAATAAACATACCACCAGCTACTGATCCAAAAGAACCTAGTGTAAATCTTCTTTGTAAGAATGTAGATGTATCTGATACTGGTATGTCAGATATTGATTTCATGTAATTAGTAAATCCATAAAAATCTTTTGCTCCCTCTTTTCCTAACATCTCAATCATTTTATCTCGACCAAGATCTTCAGTCGCTTTACCAATACCAAGTTTATTCATAAATTTGTTAATGTTAAATTGAGCAAAGTCTTCTGGAGAGAATCTGATGTCTTTTACATCAAATATTCCATTACCTTGTCTAACATCATCAATGCTAAAACCTCTCGCTCGTTCTATTGTGTCAGTTCCTAGTCTTTCCATAGCATCTTGTGCATATTCAGTCCCAGCTTTGACACCTGGAGCTAAATCAATTGTATCTCTGAAAACAGATTTGGCTTGTGGCGCTGTCGCTGAATCAAAAGAATCTAGAAATGCATTAAACATATATCTAGCTTTAGCTGCTTTAAATAATTGTTTGCCATTCTCTGTTGCGTATTTACCCTCTGCACCTATTAAAGTTTTAAAACTTTTTAATGCTTCAGGAGAGTTAGATTGAAACACATCTCTTTCCATTGTAGAAAACAATAAATCTCTAGGCATAGCTTCTCTACCCACAATTCCAAATGTGCCTTTGTTAGTGAATAATGTTCTATCAAACTTCTGTAATGATCTTGCTGCAGCAGGAGTTGTGTACATGTTTAATACTTTATTAAATGTAGCATTAGCATCGTATAACTTATCTCTTAATTTTTCTGCATTTCTTATATTACCTTGTATAAAAGCCTCTGCTCTTTCTGGACTTTGTTTGGCTAGACCATCAAATGTAGCCTTAATACCTTGGTCTTGTAAAAAAGCACCTTTTGTAAGGTTTGCACCAAAGGCATTAAAATCATTTTCTAATGCTTCTCTTATCATAAACATTTGTCTGCCTAATGTTCTATAATCTGTGCCTTGTATTGCGTTATTTAACATTTGTATAACACCTTTATATTGTTTAGGTGTAATCATGTTAGTTCCAATGGCATCCATTGCATCATAGAATAAATTAATGGGGTCACCTGATTGCTTTAATACTTCGTCTATATTTTTAGATGTAAAAGCTCGTTCAGTCGAAGGAAATAAATCACCAAAAGAAGATTTTAATTCTTGAGCTTTTGCTACAGTTTTATCCAATTTAATTATTGCAGGATTTCCTACGGTGTCCGCTAGCCGTTCAAAAGCATCATACTTAGAACCAATAAGATCCATGTTATCGTTAAATACTTTAGCAGCTTGATTGTAAATAGAATGAGATAAAGCTCCTGTTTTCATCAATGGTGCGTAAGAAGCTAATTGATCTAAATACATTTTACCTGCTTTTTGTTCTGCACCTTGAAAAGCTTGGTTAGCTATCGGGCCTATGAATGGAAATACACCAACAGTTTTAAAGAAACCTTTTCCAACACTTGTTAAAGGACCATCATTCATAGCCTGAATTAATGGAATAGGTAAACCCTTGTCTCGTGCGTACTCTGCCAATTCTTTTTGTTTAGCTCCTGTTGTACCAAATAATTTTTTACCTGCTTTACCTAAAGGTCCTGCAATTAATGGTGTAAGTAATGATGCACCTGTATTCCACATCAATGCTGATTTCATTTCATTTAATGCATTAAGTGTTATGTCTGCATCTACCTCGCCTGGCTTAAGATCTGCAAATTGATCAGATATTTGAGATGCTATAAATGTTCCTGCTTGCTCATTCAACATATCATATGTAATTGAACCCGCTCCTGCTCCTGCCGTCCCACCTAAAATAGAATATATCTCAGCTCTACCTAATGGACTTTGTAAAACTTTTGTTGGTACATCTGCAACTCTACCTAATAATTTAAATGCACCGCCTAATAATTTTAATCTACCTGGTAATTTATCTGCTACTGCTCCAGCCACCTGTGCCATTTTACCAGGACCTTTTTTCCAAAGATTACCTGATTTAGCTGCACCGTAAATTTGTTCTCTCATTGTTAAGTAAGGGGCTATAGAGCCTGTTATATCTCCAGCGAATACAGCTGTTGGTCTACCTTTAAAAAAAGAATCTTCTGCAGCTAACGCTGTAGCTATGGGATCTCTTCTAAACTCTTCTTCTGTAGCTAATTGATTAGCTACTGCCTTTCTTTGTTCAGATAGTTGAGACATTGAAGGACCCGTAAGTTTTTTTCTTCTGATTAACTCATCAATAATTTTTCTTTGCTTAGGACTAAGTGTATTAGGGTCCAAAGATCTATTATCAAGTTGTTGTTGTAATTGTTCTATTGTTGCCATTATTTATTAAACTCCTCTAATAAACCAGCATCATCTAAAGTTTTTATAAATGTATCAGTTACTGTTTGACCTTCTTGCAATCTAAATTGATTTTGAACTCTCATATTTTGAAGTGTTCTCTCTAGTCCGCCTATTCTTCTATAATCATTTTCGTATCTAATAATATCATCTTGAAGTTGTTTACCAATCGCTCTTATTGATGCTTCAACTGAATCAGAACCTCTAGTTAATGTAAATAGGTTTACAAGTTTTTCAGCAGCTGCTACGTCTCTAGCAGTCAATCTATCTTTATCTTTAAACGAGTTAGCTAAGGCATATACTAATGTTGTTTCTGCAACGGCTAGGGATTCTAAAGTTTCAGCGTCTACTTTTTCTCCTCTATCCTTTGCTGCATCTCTAATTCTATCTTCTGCATCTTTATAAAGTTTATTAAATTTGGTGCTTTTCAATAATCTATTTTTAGTATCTTCTGGTAAATCAGAGGCTTCTATTTGAGCTCTATATGCATCTGCAATACCTCTTGCCTCTTCTTTTGAAGAACCAAACGAGAATCCTAAATCAGATAAAGCAGATCCAACACGTGTTTTAAATAAATTTATAACACCACCAGGACCAACAGATTTAGGAAATTTAGCTATTGTATCTAACACATCATTGGTAATTTTAAATGTTTTATATCTATTAGATAAAGTATCACCAATTTTAATTGTTTCTTGATCTACTGTTTTCTTATTTAAAAATTGATTTACTTTACCAAAACCAGGAACATTTGCTTGACTAGAAATAGATGCATAAATTTCATTACCTCTAGGACCTATTTGACCTGTAGCAAATTCAATTGTTCCGTCTTTTGTTTGTCTACCTTTTACATTTATTGTATTACCGTTGTCGTCAATGAATTGTACGACACCTAGTTCACCATCAAAAGGTTCTCCAGCTGCAGCTTCATTAAATAATTTCATTTCATCCAGAGCAAACCCTAAATAAGTTTCCATAGATTTATTTTCTAATTCATTTTGTTTAAGTTTCATTACAGCATAGTTATTTACTGCTGGACCTAAGGCATTACCTAAAACTTCTAAAGCACCGCCCAAGCCACTTTTTCTTGTTGTGCCTGCCATAAGACCAGCTGCTAAAGATGATAAGAAAGTTGTTCTTGCAAGATCGCCTTGTGGGTCTTGTCCTAATTCACTTCTTATTTGTTTAGCTCTTTCAATTAAACTTGTTGTATATAATTTACCACCAATAGGTTTTTCTGTGCCTTTACCTTGTCGAGATTGATTATAAATTTGTTGGGCTTTTTGTAAAGGTTTTGGTTCTTCCACAGGAGCAGGTGGTTTAGATGAAATATCTTTACCTTCAATACCTACAGGATCACTAAGTCCTCCATCTATACCACTAGGTTGAGTTACTTGTGTAATTGTTTGAACTGGTACAGTTTCTTTTAAAATTTCACCACGTTTATTTTTTACTACTTTATTTAAATCAGCAACTTTTGTTTTACCAATTTGTGTTTCGTTTTGTGATTCTTTCAATGCATCAGGTTGTATTATTCCCATTTCTGATCCCTCTGCTTGAGCAAGTTTTTTTCTTTCTTCTTGTGCTTTTTTGATTGCACCTCTACCTTTTGGTTTAGATGGATCTATTGCACCAAACAAATTTGAAGTGTCTATATTTGCTAATGGTTCACCGCCTAAACCAGTTACCTGACCAGCAGTCGTTCCGTATTCTAAATTAGGACTAAAGTTATCTCTTCTTATTTTATCCGCTAATAAACCTAAACCTTTTAAACCTAAGTAACCTGTTCCAACAGCTCTTCCAATTGGAGTAACTCCAGCAAAACCAGCTAAAGTATTTATACCTGTAGCAACTGGCCCTGTTACACCAAGTTTATTCATAATGTCACTTGATAACTGATATGTTCCTGATGCTCCTATTAAAGGACGTAATCCGAATTGGCTTTTTAAAAATCTACCAGACCTTTGCATTGCAGGTCTAATATTCCTTCCAAAAAATCCTTGTTGATTTACAGTTAAAGGAAAATTTCTTGCCATCTGACCTGTTGTGTTAATAGTTGGTGCACCTACCATTTGACCTATTCTAGCTTTAACAGGTTTCAGTGCACCTTTTCTTAAAGCTTGTTGTCGAAACAATGGTCTGTTTAAAACTTTATCGAGAGACATTATCTCCCTCCCTGCATACCTTGGAATGCTTGAAAGGCACTTATACCAGTTCCAATAGATTGTGCTAATGGACTAGTTTGTGGTGAAGTTGCAGCTGTTACTGTAGATTGAGATTTAGGTCCAGCAGCATAAATATTAGATAAAAACTCAGCTCTTTGAAAAGGTTCAAAAGATTGTTGTAATGTTGATTGTCTAGCTGCGTCTAATGTAGTTTGTGCCAACTGTCTTTGTAAACCTCCAGCTTGTAATAATTGATTCAAATCTGCTTGTGCCATTTGTTGTTGGCCTTGACCTATGTTAGCTAGTTGAGAACCTATTTGGCCTTGCATTTGTTGTTGCTGTTGTGCAGCAGTCAACGCTTGACCAAAACCTTTTTGTTGAGCTAGTCCAACTTGACCTAATCTTGCTCTTTCTAATTCTGCTTGAGCAACTCCTTCTCTTCCCCCACCAAAAGCTCCTGACAAGACAGCTTGTGCACCTAACCTGTTTTGAGCTTGTGCTGCTTGTCTATTAATTTCATCTACCACATATGATTGATAAGGATTTAAAAATTGATTTATGTTTGGTGTTTGTGCTGCAAGTAATTGTCCGATGCCCGATGTTACTGTTGGTTGACCCACTCCTGTAGTTCCTGCTGCTGTCAATCCTTGTTGCTCTAAAGCACTAAAAGGTGCAACCTGCATAGCAGGTATTGTTACTGGTTTTCCCGCAACACCACGAGCTAAATCCATTAATTCTATTTTTCGTTCTTCGATACCTGGAGCTTCTCTAATTACAGATTGAGTAAATTGATTTCCACTTGAAGCTGCTGGGGCAGGTGCATTACTACCACCTCCACCAAATATACTTGATACTATAGATCCCATTATAAATCTTTCTCCATTTGTATATGTTTAGCTTTCCAACCCCATTTTTTTGATACTTTGGACCAACCTGGTCTTACCCAAAAGCTAAGCTTTTTGCATCCGTTTAGTTTAGCAAACTTTGTGACTGTATTCACTATCTTGTCCTCCCATAAATGTCTTTTTCTCCCCGTACATATTATAGCTTCAAGTTGAGAATAATTAGGTAGAGCTGCAATACGAGTTACAAATAATGCGAAGACTTGATTAAGCTCTTCTTCATCACTACCAAAGACAAGAAACATTTGTGCTTCATCTTTTTTTAATAAATCTTTAATATCTTTAGGTTCTGCAAAACCGCCTGAATATTTCAAGGCCTCTGCAATCATAAAATCGCATAATGGCCAAAACTTATCTATGTATTTTGGCTCTACTGATAAAACAGATATGTCAGGTTTAATTGGCTTGGGCTTTTGCATTTCTACTTCCTTCTAATAAATCAAAAACTCTTTTGTATCGTTTCTGTTGTTCGTAGAAGTATTGTGCACCTTTTTCTCTCATATCTTTCATGCTACTTGGATTTGCACCAGCTATGATTCCTGCGCCTAATACTCCATCTGCTCTTGTTACAAACTCTCCGTCCGCTAGTTGAGCTAACATTGTATCTTCGTCTTTATCTCCTGTGCCAGACCCATCTTCGACATAACCTGATGCTCTTACATAATTATTTGCATCGTCTTCACTATGAGATCTTTTACTTGGAAGGTAGTTTATACCACCTTCATTAAATTTTTTAATCTCTGCTAAACCTCCCTCTTTTAATCTATTTCTCTCAATTGCATAAGGACCCATTCTAAAGTCACCTTGATTTGCAGGATCAGCTTCGGGTATGTATGGTTGTTCAAAAGTTTTTTCTGTACCGTCTACTGGGTCAATATATTTAAATCCACCTCTTTGTTTTTGTAATTCTGCTACTGCTAAGTTATATGTAGGTGTAAACACATCTTGTGGTTGAGGTTCAAAAGCACCTGAAAGGTATGTTCCAAGACCAATCGCTGTTGCAACTTTACCAGGACTGAATTGCATTTCTCCTGTTGGCTTACCATTCACATATCTTTTTTGTCTTAATAATTTATTAAAAATATCTGTGATACCACCTGTTGATTGTCCAGCTTGTTCGTAATTTGGATTAGGAACTAAATTTCCAAATTTATCCACGCCTAAATTTTCGGGATTAGCTGCTCCAGGAATTGATGCAAACTGAGGTAAAAAATTTGATATAGGTGTAAATGATTGTTGGGCTCCAGCGAAACCAGGGAGATTTAAAGCTGAACCTCCACTTAAAACTCCTTTACCACCATAGTAGCCAGCAGCAGCTCCAGTAGCTCCTGCCAATAATCTTTGAATTCCTGATCCACCAGCGTCTTTGGATCCTTTATAACCTTTGTATCCTCCGTAAGCGGCTAGTGCGTAGGGTAAAAATTGTAACATATATTATGTATTCCTTAAAATTAGCTAATTAGAAAATATTACCATTTTAAGAGGTCTTTGACAACTCATCCCAAAAAGAAGATCTATACTGATGTTCTCCGACATGAGTTATTTTTTCAGTAACTAACGCATGACATTTACCACCTATATCTCTCCACCTCTTACAGAAAGCAAAATCTTCACCTAAATATTGCTTTTTTATTGGATCAAAGTCAGTATCAAAAAGATTATAGAAAAAAGGTCTATTGGTAAGTTTACCATTAATGATGGTTTGTTGAATAATTTCTTTCTCAGGATAAGCTTTTATCATCTTTTCTATTACTTCTCTTTTTATCAACATACATCCAGTTGGCGAATGTGTAACTTCTATAACTCCATTTTTAATAGTGATATCTTTCTCGTTTGGTAATTTCATCGGGTATTGGTATAAAGCTTTATATTGTAAGTCATGTTCATTTTTAATTTTGCCACTTTTTATTTTCTCCCAAGCTTTATTCCAATTAAGACTCTTTAATGGGTAAGGCACTGAAATGACATCCTTCTGAGCTGCAATCATTTTGAATATAGATTCAGAAGAAAAATCTATATCAGAATCAATAAACAATAAATGTGTACTATCTGTTTCCATAAAACTAGATACACATAAGTTTCTACCTTGTGTAACCAAAGAAGATTTCATTACTTGAAAACAAACTAACACGCCATTCTTCATGCATTGTTTTTGAAATTCTAGACAAGCTTGAAAATAATGTAAAGACACATCACTATGACAAGGTGTTGCTACAAATATTGAAAACTTTTTAGGTTTCAACATATGTGTCTTAATAGGTTTTTCTTTTGGTTTATCAAACCAGATAGGTTTACTAGGGTCTTCCATTTACATCCCATTTATTTATTAATTTTATTTTTTCTTCAGCATCTACTATTACTTGTAATAATTTATCTATTTCGTCTAGATGTTGTGGGTGTTCTCCAATCCCTACTGAATTACTAAGATATATTTTTATAGTTGTAGAGGCTTCTGCTATTTGTGCTTCATATCTTTTCTTAAGTGCTTTTAACATTTTGTAGTGCTCCTTGTAAAAAACCAGTCCAATGACCAGCTATAACTTTCCAATTATAGAAGTGATTGAAAAAGGATTGTTGAAATTGAAGATGATTTTTACAACCATCTGTATTTATTTGACTTGGTATTCCATCTATGACTGCTGCAAATTGTTTTGCAAGATTTTTCCAATCTTTATCATAAGGTATATAGATTGGAAACTCTGAACAAGTTTCATAAAGTGCTCCGTTGTCCGTTGTTGCTACATAGAGACCACAAGCCAGAGCTTCGATTGCAGATATACAAGATGTTTCTTCCCAAGTGTTAGGGTATACAAAAGCATCATAAGTATGAAGATTATCTAAAATATACTCATGTGGTTTGTATCCAATGTAATTTACATTAGGTAATTTTTTAGCTTGATCATATAAGTCTTTATAAGTTTGATCATTTTCTTTTTTAAAATCATCACCATAAACCTGTGTGCTACTATATACGTCTAAAATTATATTAGGATTATTTACTAACTGCATTGCTCCTAATAAAACAGACAAACCTCTCCAAGGAGTTGGATGATAGATTAATTTTATTTTATCTCTCCTAGGCTCAAAGTCTCTTTTTACAATATCAGGTATACCATTTTTAATAACTGTACAACGGTGTTCAGGTAAAGAAAATGTTTTTCTAAACTGTTCATAGTTCCAATGACTGTTAAAAACATAATAATCATATTGATTAATTTTTTCTTGATCTTTAAAAAAATCTTGAAAATGTGGTTGATCAGGTGCCATCTTTTGCCAAAGAATATTTATCTTATCTTTAGATAAAGGAACCTTACCTGGTACTGATGTGCAGATTTGAAACTTGTCTAATAGGTCTTTAGAAACATATTTTTCTAAAAAACCGTGTTGTAATTCTGTTCCACCTAATGGTTTCATTTTTGTGTTTTACTAAATATTGGTAAATCAGGTACTTGTACTTCTACATCAGTAGCCAAATCTTCTTTTGGATGTTCAGCTAAAAACGCTTTTTCAGTTTCGTATCTTTCACCTGTTTTAATGCTTCTGTAGATTGTTTTAGTTTCGCATTTAATTTTTTGTAAAATTGCCATACGAATTTAGTATACCAAACTATCGCCCTTGTCCACGATATTTCTTACGATGTGATTTTCTTTTGTTTCGTCTTTTAGTGTGTACACCTGGGCGTTTTTTTGGTGTACGCTTATGATAATTATTTACTCCGTATAGTGGTTTCTTTTTTGCCATTATTTCAAAGGTTCTAATATATTAAAGTTAAATGCAATAGACACCCTAGGTTCATCAGACATACTTTGTGATACAGCATGTAAATATGTTCCAGGAAAAATAGCTAATAAGCCTGGTTCAGGCTTTACTTTATAAGTTGTACGACTATCGATTGATTTATAAAAGTCCTCTAAACACATAAATGCTGTCGCATCATTTCTTTGAAATACTAAATCACCACTGTTTTTAGGAACTTTGTAATAATAAACTCCTGAGAATTGACTCTTACCGTGAAAATGAAGTGTATTATGAGAATATTTATAATTTTCATTTATCCATAAATACATCAATTGATACTTAAAATTTGTGCTTGTAAAATCTTTCATGGCTTCCGCTATATACTTACCAAGTATTTCAGTAATTTTTTTATCTACAACGCTAGGAGTTTGATACCCACCTACATTAGAAAAATTAACACCCTCATCTTTTTTCTTTGTTTGATCTAAAGTTGTTTGTATCCAATTATCTAATTCAAAGTCTTGAAATTTATTCAAAGAAATCGCGTCACTAAAAATAATATGTTTAGCCATTCTCCTGCGATCTGTCTATTTGTGCGTAACTTATAGAGCCTTGAATTTTATTACTGCCTGTGGCTGCGGTTATTGTTACTGAATCACCTGCCTCAAGGTTTAAACCCTGTGGTGTTGCATTGACTTGAGATTTAGCTGCAACATCATTTCTAAAAAATTCATATTCAGCATTTGAATCAGAAGAATCTACTAAATTCATATTTACTACAATAGCTGATGAGGCATCATTATTAGCAACATAAATACTTTTAATTATAAGTGTTGCATTTGACGGACAGGTTAGCACTGTTGTTTTACCTGTGCTTGCTTGTTTATATCCCTGATTTTTATATTGTATTGTCATGATAAAAAATAATTAAACGCATCTGCTTCATTTTTTATATCATTCTCATAAGAAAAGTTCAATTGAGTCTGAAGCGTTCGTAATGCTTGTAAAATTTGTCTTTGATCTTCTTGCGTATATTTTTCTTTTGGCTCAGGTATTTGTATAATAATTTTGGCCATTATCTTCTACCATCTATTCTTACATCAAATCTAAATGTGCCATATCTCCAACTTTCATTCAAACTTTCATTTTCTATTTGTACAGCTGCCAGTCTTGCTCTAGCTCTTGTGTTAATTTTAGTTGTTGTGCTACTTACTGTAAAAGGTCCTAGGGGACTCGAAGCTGCTGTGGAACCTTGTGGAAACGAATTTACAAATATAGTTACTTTTGCATTACCTGCTATTCTTTTAAAGTCAGGTAAAAATCTACTTATACTCATCAAAAACTCTCCGTCACCTGGAACTCCAGCATTACCATTTAAATCAAACTCTCCTGATTTAATAAAAGAGGTAATTGCAGTTTCAGTGCCATCTGCATTTGATTGATTTACGCCTACCTCATGAGCATAATAAATAGACGCTCCATTTGAGACACCACTTACAACTGGGAATGTTGGCGTATCTCCTGAATTGAAATCTGTCGCGTACGGTTTTTCATAAACGGTAGAACCTATCCATGTTGTTCTGTCTAATGTTCCTGTGGTCCAAACATTTTCAGCGAAGTTATAAGTAACTACTTTATCAATGACATTTGAACCAGATGAGGGATAAAACCAATTTATTTCAGAATACAGTTCATTAATACCACCAAAAACTAATTGACCTGAGTTATAGTTTAAACCAGGATTGTTACCCTCTGTGGTAAACACAAAGTCTTCTACTAAACACGGAAGCGATTTGACAGTCCCATCATAAACATAAAATCCTCCTGTTTTACCCATCCAATACACTGCACCGTTTGCAAACACTCCTGCATGATTTCCTAACAATCCATTATTAGAACCAACTTTACGAATAGAAAATGTAAAAGGGGGTCCAACAAATTGCATTTCGTATGCAGCAGTATCGGTTAAAACTAAAATATAATCTTTACCTTTGAAAGCTCCCATGATTCTAGTCCCGTCATCTAACCTAAATGTTCCTGCGGTGTTCGTTGATGTTGGTGCATAATCACTTGTGCTTTCTTGATCAGAAAATCTAATAAACATTTTATCTTGTGTTGACGGAGTACCAATAGTTGTTTCAGTTCCTAAATGAAATAAATGCCTGTCTCTATCTGATACTATTGTCATTACAGATCTTGTTGGCATACCTGTGCCAATGACTGCTCTCGTATTTAACGCATTGCCCGTTGCAGGGTTCCAAGTAAATGTTTTTCCGTTGTGTATTGTAGCAATTAAAATACTTCCAAAATTATCAAAAGACCAGTTGGCAGGCTCAATTGTTACTGTGCTTGATGCAGAAGCATCACCCCAACCTACAAAATCTGTAATGTCAGTCACAGTCGCTCCGTTAGTGTGCTCTGCTGCTGTCGTCCCGTTTATGCCTCTAGTTATTCCACTGATTGTGTTTGTCCCTGTGGTATTGGTTGTATAGCTCATATCCTCAGATCCAATTCTTAATTTACCGTTAGTCAAAGGTAAGTTTGCTGTGCTTGTAAGAACAACAGAAGATGCGCCAACAAGCATATTACCACCGTTGTTTATCGTTGTTGTAGTTGCTGCAATAGATCGTCCTCCAAAAAGGTATGTGCCCCAGCCATATCCATAAGTTTGATTTAGTGGTCCAACAGGCTCGTAGGGATTTACATCTAATGTTCCATCTGTAGTAACACCAGATTTACTTTCAGCTGAAGGCATTGTTATTGTAAATGTCGTAGTCGTTGGAACGCTTTGAACTTCAAAAAGTTTGTCATCAAAGTCAGTTGCTGTGTAAATTGTATTGGCAGTAGTAAAGGATCCTGCGTTTGCGAAGGTAGTTATTTCTCCTACTTCTAAGTTATGAGCACCTGTTGTTGTAATTGTGACTGTTGTTTGTCCGCTGGTCGTTGTTATACTCGCACCTGTTTGAAAGTTATCTGTCTCTAAAGGAGTAACATCGTAGAAAGCACCTTCGTAATAAATAATTAAAACTTTGTCAGTGCCTATTGCAGCATATCTTTTACCGTCAGTATCTGCCCAAACATGTTGACCCCTAGCAGCTCCAACTATTTTATCATCTACCAAAGCTTCCCAACCACCTATTTTTTCAGGCTCGCCATATCTAAATCTTACGTTATCACCATCTACCCAACGACCCTCTGCGTCTGCTGGTGTAGATTGTTTATCAAATCCTGCTGCTATTTTTACTTTTGCTAAAGGCATGCTAGATTATATCATCTAATAGTAGAGTTTTAAATATCTCAAAAATCTTAATCAGGCTTGAAGGAATTGTGTACTGCTGCGTTTAAATTGAAAGGAATTGCATATTTTGTTTCACCTTGATTTGGATCTGCCCCATGTTTTAACCATGATGAAAAACTTACAAAAGTTCCTTTTCTGGGAGTTACACTCATACTTAGCTCTGGAAAATTTAATTTTTGATCTACATCATTTAAATACAATATACCTGAATACATGGCCGATGCATGATCATGTAATTTTGTGTAATCATCTTTATCAATCTTTATACCCCAAGCATCTGCTATATACACATGTTCATAATTTATATGTTTTGATAAAGCATCTAATCCCAATTTAAGCACCTTTATAAAATTAGGGTCATTTACAAATGCATTCCATGTAGTCATTTTACCCTTTACATTAGTTCTATAATTTAAATTGTTCTCTGATATCTTATTTTCTATTTGTTGTATAAAATATTCTGAATCAATATCTAAAGTAATTTCATGAAGAAATACCTCACGTTCTATCTTTTTTTGTATAATTTTATTTATCTGTTTTAACATTCGGATTTACTAGATCTTCTTTTTTGACCTCACCTACATCTTTAATATCAGGATTATCAAAATATAAATTCCAATCCATAATAATTCGTAAAAGTCTGCCGCTAAAACCTTGAAAACTTTTTTGATCAAATCTTAATCTTCTGTATTTTATTATTATCCAAACTTCTCTCCAACTAAATACTATATCTGCCCCACCTGTTTTTTTGTTTTGTTCTATTTTCATTTAACCTTTTGTGATGCCTAACATTATTCTTTTATCTTTAAACCATTCTTTGTGTGGACCGTCTGCATTTACATAATGTAAAAAAACTTGTGCGTGCCAATCACCTTCAAAGTCATTTCTCCAATGTGCAAGTTCACATCCTTTATAGATTACTGCATCTCCAACATCTAATTCTATTTCTGCGCCCTCCATAAAAATAGGCCATTTAACCCCACAAGAATTTATTTTTACAGTCACACTATATTCACATGATGGTCTATCTTTATGTGATTTTAAATCTGCACCGTAACTATACATTCTCCAAAAAGTATAAGTGGGTAGTAATTTTAATTTTGTTTCTCTCTCCATCAATTTCTTTTTAGTAATCAATAATGAGTCAGTTACAGGATCTCCATAAAACATAGTATCTCCTTGATCACTTTGTTCTGTATCAAAACTATTAAAATTAGTTCTGTGCTTTAATCTTGTATAATGAGTAAGTAACTCTATTTCCTCTTTTGTAAGAAAATTTTTAATGTGTTTATATCCGTTTATTAACGCATCCATGATACTACTGAATATCTCACTCCTTCGGTTAATGGCTCTACTGCATGAGGAAACATGAAATTACTTGGCCAAATAACTACATGTCCAGGTTTTGTTGGCATTTTTATAATCTTGTCACTATCAGCTAATTTAAAACATAAACTACCACCTTTGAAATCATTATTTAACATTAAAATAGAACTATACTTTCTATTGAATGTTGGGCCATCATCGACATGAAATTTGTAATGACCTCCTATTCCGTACCTTAAAGCTTGCATGTCAAAAATAGCTGCTCTGTGTATGTCTGGAAAATCCCTTATATATTTATTCATTTGTTGAATAATTAAATAACTTAAATAATTATACCAATGCACATTACTTAAAGAATCGTGTAATGGACCTAAACCTAAAATTTCAACATTTCTAATTTCTTTATTTACAATATCTTCTTTTTCACCAGCTACAGAACCTGTAACAAATTTTTTTTCTTTAAAGGTTTTGTTTAAATATTTTAAAAACTTAGTAATAGTTTTTGCATCAGGAATTGCTGGATAAATTCTTATATATTTTTCTAAAGACATAAATAATATTTATAGAAAAATGTTGTAAAAGTAAACTTTAAACGAATAAATCTTTATGAAAACTTTCAACAGATTCGTTGTTAATATAATGTCTCATAAAATTTACACTTTGCGGAAAAGTCACAGAAGACAGATCAACATTTTCTAAAGCTGTTTTGTAAGCTTCTATTCTTGTTTTAATACTTGAAAATTCAGCTGAATTTAATTTAGCAGTATGTCTTGATAAAAATTTAGTAATATTTTCAATGAGTTGATTTTTTTCTTTTGTAAAATCTTCAGATGAGCAACTTAAAACATCATCTCCACTCCCAGGGTGAACTAAAGGTGCCTCTAAAACAACATTGTCCCCATCTAAACTAGCAAACTTTTCTCCACAAATATAACTATTGAAATCATCATCACTTACAGTTTTTAATCTTCCGTCAGCTTTGATTATATCGAAATCTCCTCTTAAAAGTTTGAGATCATTCTCATCTCGAAGACCTAAAACAGCTCCTCCACTCATATTAAAATATATTACAGCCATTAGCTTAATTTATCCTCTAGTATTAAAAGTGCACCTGGACGGCCACTATTTGCATTCATACTTATACCTACTGCTTCACCACCAACACCATAAACACCAAATTCAGAAGGGCTCGATGGTGAATCAGGATCAGCTACGAAAGTTGCTCTGAATGGAGCAGTAGCTTCATCTGCTCTATTACTTACGTTTCCTGGAAATCCACTAGGTGCTGTTAAATTTAATAACAACGCTGGGCCACTCGCAGTACCAGGTGCTCCGCCTCTCGCATAGCCTTGTTGGTTTGTTGGAGGTTGATTGGGTGCTGGAACTGAAATACCACCTGCTGCTCCAGTAGCAGTCATTGTTGCTGGGTTAGCAAAAGTCGAATCGCCACCCGCCTGTCCTGAGCTTGTACTTGATCCTGTTCCTTGTCCGCCTCCACCAGCTCCAATTGTAAAGGGTGCAGTAAAAGGTGATGGTGCTGGAGAAGATACAGTGGCAGAAAATATTCCTATACCACCGTTTCCACCTGGTCCTGTAGTATTCGAACCCGATCCAGATCCTCCACCGCCACCTCCACCACATAAGTAAGCTAAAATTTTTGTTGTGCCAGGTTGTGCTGTGAAAGTTGCAGTTGTTGGACTACCTCCTGCCATAAATGTTCTAACAAAATCATTTGATCCTGCAGCTCCTGTTGCTGCTGAAGTAATTCTTCCATCTTCATCGACTGTAATGTCAGCTGTTGTGTAAGACCCTGCCGTTACAGCAGTAGATTGAAGTTGATTAGGTCCAACAGAGTTGGCTGCCATTTTTGTAAGTGTTACATTTGATTGTAAAATTTTTGCTGTAGTTACAGCGTTTGATGAAATATTTGCTGCACGGACGGCATTGTCGGCTATTTTATTTGTAGTTACATTTGATTGTAAAATTTTTGCGGTTGTAACAGCGTTATCTGCAATTTGTGCTGCAGCCACAGTTCCCCCCAAAGTATCAAGAGAAACTTCATTTAAATTTGTACCATCAGCATATGCTGCAAAGATGGCTGCTCTGTCAGGAGAAAAACCTGTTCCTGATGCAGTTTTAATTGTAAGGTTAGTTGGATTAGTTAATCCTGTACAATCAAATATATAAAATTTTTCAATACTGTCAGGTATTGTACAAACTGTGCTGGCTGCGATTGATGCAGTAGCAAATTTAATTACCATGTTTCTAGCATTTGATAATGTAGCGTTACTCATCGCTAAAGCTAAAGTTCCACCACTAGATAGTGTAACTTGTTCAAATCCTGCAATAGCTTGTTGAACTAAATTTAAGTTGGTATTTGTTTTATCACCCCATGTACCAGCGTTTTCGCCAGTTACCATAAGTTCTAGTTTTAGATCTGCTGAATAACTTGATGCCATATAACTCCTATATTAACAAAATTAAGCTGCTCTATCAACCTCAGTCCAAACATTATTTACACCAGGGTCGATCTCGCTCCATGCGGTTACATTAACCGAGCCAATATTTGCTGTCAACCCTATACCAGAAACGCTTATGTTTGCTGCACCTGATACTGAAACTTGACCAATAGATCCTGTCAATAATCCAGCAGTCGTTACAGGATAAACAGCTATAGGTATAACCGTGCCTTGTGAAATTGTTGCAGCTTGTCCTGAAACTGATTCATTTGTAGTTTGAATTAACGTAATACTTCCTAGAGAAGCACTCATTGAAATACCTGTTACATCAACAGGTATTTTAGGTTCAGGGACAACTTGACCAATAGATCCTGATAAAGCTTGGCCATTAGGTGAAACGACTGCAGTTCCAGTTACAGAAGATAAACTTCCAATAGAACTTTGCATAGCATCTTCACCAACAAACACAGTGACATTACCATCGATTTGAATTGAATTTACACCTTGTGTAATTGTTAATAAATCTAATCCAGAAACTTGAACAGTATGATCAACTACTGGTGTTACACTTCCTTGTGATAAAGTTGCTTGTTGTCCAGCTGGTAAAACAGAATATGTTTCTCCCCAAGCTCTGTTACCCCAACCGCCTCGGCCCCAACCAACTTCAACTAATGCTTCAACAGTAACTGACCCTAAACTTGATGTTAAACTTTGACCATCAGCTAAAACAGAGCCAGTAATACCCCAAGCACCAGAACCCCATTCTGCTCGACCCCAGCCGTTAACAGAAATACCTTCTGCGCTACCTTGTGATGATGTTAATGAAAGACCTGTAACTTCTACAGCATTTGAATCTTGATCACTCCAAACACCTTGTCCCCATGTTTCTGCTCCCCATGTTTTAGCCATGAAGAACTCCGTTCGGAAGACCCGCTATAGAAAACAAATTAGTAATGTTTGCCATAGCAGGCACCTCCTTTTAATTATGCGATTCTCAATATTGCTGCGCTCGTTGTAAATGCTGGAAACTGAATTGTAAAAGTTCCTGCAGATGCAGTTTTCTCACCGCCAAAATCTAATACAGCTACAGCTTTATCACTGTTAGTGTCGTTGTAAATCAAAGCACCTCTTGCTGTGATTGTTACACCAACAAATGATAAATCAGAAAAATCTGTGATAGCTGTGTTAGTTGCTAAAGATGTTCCTGTGTTTACAAGTGCTTTACCACCTGAAGAGTATCCACCTGACGGTGAAGTTACTTGTCCTCCAGTTGTAAAAGATGTCGTTGATTTTCCTAGCGTAGCAGGTGTTCCGTACAAAGCTAGTTTGAAACTGTTACCACCTGGGTTACTAAAATTATGAGTCGCTTCTAATAATTCTTTTTTAAAAGAATTACATATTGCGTTAGTTGTTATTGCCATTTTATCTCCTTAAATTTATGGTGACGGTGAAGGTATTTTAATTCGAGGAACTCCACTGTCGTATTCTCCTCTTCTTCGTCTACCCATTTGTTGTAGACCAAAAGCTTGTATGCTTTGATTATACCTGTCAGAATACAATTTGTATAGATCTTCAGGTCCTTTTAAAAATGAAAAAGCTTCTTTCAACACTCCATATAAGAGCATCGCCTCATGATGCTGGGATAGATATGTATTTGTAGAGCTATCAAAATGTGGTGGGTCTTTGATATAGTTAATTTGTATATCAAAAGCTGCATTAGGAGTTGGTGCTAGTAATATATTTGTTTCGTCCCAGTTAGCATAATATTTTGGTGTTCCTGTTACTGTATCGTTTGGTGAAAATTCAGATATAAAACTAGTATCTCTTTTTTCTAAAAAGTCCCTTACATTAGAACTAATAATTTGAACAGATCTTAATGTTAATGCATCAGCAGGCATAGAAACATACCTGTTTCCGCTTGTTGTTTGAGAGTTTGCATATTTTCTCAAATCATCGTAATCAACTTGACCAGCTATATCTAATTCTGTGTTTCTTATAAACTGATCTAACAGAGTATCACTTAATACATTACTATCTACTTCTGTGTAGTTTCTTACTTGAGTTAAAAATGCTGAATATGTTATTGCCATTATGATATACTCACTGTTACAGATCCTACTCGAGCTGAAGCTTCTCTTCTTCTATTCTGTAAAGAAGGATCTCTTGGTTGCATAGTTTGTAAGGATGTTGTTATCCCATTGCTAGTAACTTCTGTTTCAAAAGTCTCAAAAGCAAAGTCTCCAGGTAAAGTTAAATTAGCAACTCCTACAGAAGTGCCTCCTGAATCAGCTAATGTAACATCGTTAGAAGCCACAGTTTTAGGTTGTTGAAATCTTTGTGGTCTTACCTTTTGTAAGGCAATCGCATCTGCAACTGTTCTCTTTCTTCTTATTTGTGGATGCTTTTCTTCAAATTCAGATATGTGTACAAAAGAACCATTCCATTCTGTAACCATTTCTTGATAAGGAAAAGCTTGGCCACTTCTATCAGATATTGCTTGTGATCTAGTACCGTTTGCGTATTTAGCCATTATGATAAATTTGGATAGTACGATTGTGGAGATACATACAATGATGTTCTCTGTCCATCTTCTTCCAAAGCCCTTTTTAGTTCATCCTCATAAATTAATTTCATAGGTTGTATTCTGTCAGGTGCTTTTTTCATAGCTAAGTAATAAGCAAGACCTGCACACATACATGGTAAAAATCTATATGCTACATCTGCTTGTTGATCATTATAAGCTGTAGCATCTTCAATTCTGTTTATAGTATAAAATTTTAAAGTTGTGTAAGTTGAAGCATCAGGCGCAACATACAAACTTATTTTTGGAGTTGTTTGTCTATCTACATAATACTGTGAGGGTTGACCTGTAGCTAATTTATTTGGCAAAGCTGAATAAGCAGATCTATCTATTTTTGTAAGCGCTACATCTTGCGTATTAGCATTATCACCTGCAGCAGCCGTAGTAGAAATATAGGCTTCTAAAACATCATTTACATTTGCAGCAACTGTGTATGTTGCGGTTCCAGCAGTAAGTGCTTGTTCATTTAATTCAACTTTCCATAAATGGATACCTCTATTACCCCAATCAGCAAATAATAAATTTAAAGATCTTCTTGCTGTTTTCAAATCATAACCAGCCATTGGTCTTAAACCACATCTTTCGTATCCTTCGTCTATTACCTCGTCAATGTTTAAATTAAATGCTGTTGATCCTGATGTTGCCATAATTAAAACCTCTTTTTAATTCCTATTCTAGCTCTACCTTTTGATGATATTCCAAGATCTAGCTCTACATTGTTTTTATAAATTTTATTATAATTTAAGTTTGGATCAATAGTAACTTTTGTATCTTCAACCGCAGTTATAATATTATCTCCATATTTTGTTTTAGGCATATCAAAAGTAAACAAATTAACTTTGTACTTTCCTTTACCACTTGGTATTTTTATATCTCCCCCTTGATCTCTCTTTAAAATTGTTTTTACATTTGTAGGTTTACCACCTACTCCTTGAGCCTTAGCTCTTTTTCTTACAACGGCACTCCTCCTTTGAGAGTCTGTCATGCTTGCTGCTTTTGCAGCAGGCACGCACTTTGGATATTTTCGTTTTGATGAACTCGCAGATTTTCTTCCACATTCTCTAAATCCTCCACCTTTTTTCTTTGATCCTATGTCTACCCATTTTTGAGCAAACCAATCTTTTAAACCACCTTTTTTCATTCCTGCTGGAACACAATTTGGAACCATTTTATTTCCTTTTTTCTTCATTCCTTTTTGTTCGTATCCTACCCAGCAAGTACCTCTTTTAGACATCAATCATTCCTTTGTAATAAGACTCGAGAGACTTATTAGAAATTGTCTTTCCACCTACTTCACTTTTAATGTATGAACCTATGTACTTACCATCGCTAGCTTTTACAGTGCTTAAAACTTTTGCTTGTGCGGCATGTAGTTTAGATGCTTTTCTCAAAGCTCCAGCAACTTTATTTACTTTTACCTGATCACCTTTAGCATACTTCATCATACCACCCTTCATAGCAGGTTTTGGACCTCTAAAATCTTTTCTTTTTTTACCAGAAGGATCTTTTATTTTACCTGCACAAATTTTAGATGCGTAGGCATTTGCATATGCGCTTGGATAAACGGCAAATTTTCGCTTCGCTGCTGCTTTTCCTCTCGGACAAAGTTTTGTCATTATTTACTCCTTAATTTCTTGTGCGGCCGCATTGGAAGAGATATTCTTCTCCTTTTTACGGTTGTACAACTTTTTTGATTGTATCACTTTCGATCGAAATGATCTAGACCTTACGAGTTTTGCGATTGGATTTACGTTTGATGGCTGCAATAACTCTTCTTTTTTTCTTTTTTTCATCTCTAGCCCCTCTTAGTTTGCCGTCTATTTGAGCTGGAATTGATCCTCTACCTATTGCCATATTATTCTAACCATGGTGTATATGAAACCTTACCATCTATTCTTTGAGCACGCAACGATTGATTTCTATTTTGATCTGTAGAATAACTACAGTGTATCCATCCAGATGTCGGTTCGTTATCTTTGTAAAATTCTAAGATGAGCTGGTCATATTCCAACTGTGATTTGATATAAAGAGCTAGCTCTCTATTATCTACACCAGGTATTTCAAAGTCTGCTGCAGCTGCATTATCGTCTGCCACATGTTGGCTGTTCACACTGCTACCAATTTCTACACACAGCTGAGCACAACGAAATCCGCTGGATATTATTAGTGGTTTGCTATAATGCGAACGTATCGGTTGTAATATATTTACTGCAAGAGCTTTTAAATTTTCTATTTGTTCTGGTGATGGATTGTTATTGATGCCCTTACGTTCAGCCGTTTGGCTTTTGGTAAGCTCGTCAAGAGTTATGTTAGCTGTAAGTTTCATTTTGTTAATAGCATAAATATCATGTTTGCCATGCCCATAATTAACATACCGGCAGACACTAACACAATTTTTTCTAATCTACTTATTTGTGCTTCGATCTTGTGTATCTTGTCATGCGTTTGCTTTTGCATAATTCTGCATAGCTTTTCATGATCTTCTATTTTTTGTAACGCGTTTTTTTTCATATTAAGTCCTGATAAATCTATCGTACCTGTCAAACAAGTCAAGTTTTTGTTGATTTGTTAAACTGGCATATCTACTAGTTGGGAAAGAACTACTTAATTGAGCTTGCGTAACTTCACCTAAATTAGGAATAGTGTTAGGACCTGTGACAGGATTACTTTGTGTTTGTGTAACAAAAGGATTTTCAAATACAGGAAACTCTGCGTTTTCTAACGACACATCCATCATCAAATCTCTTAAATCAGATATAACATCATCAGCTGCATCTAAAGGATTATCAAAACCTATTCTTTCTGCATTTTCTTCAAAAGCTTTTCTAACTTCAGCTGATAAATTAATAGGTCTAAACTCGTTTTCTTCAATAGCATTTAATTCAACTCCTGAAACCCTGTCTGTTGCAGAATAAAATCCGTCTTCTGAAATATTTAAAAGTTGAGCTGCTTCTAAATCTAGTTTAAAATTTTTCTTAACATTAAATAAGGCTCTGTTTGCATTTATGTATGCATCTACAATTTCTGTTGGCTCAATTGGACCACCTTTAAGTGTAAGTCTAGTGAACAAAGATCTAGAATCCCTAGATCCTCTTTGGAAGTCTGCAACTTTATATCTTAAAGTTCTTTCAGGATTTATGTTAACTGCTCTAAAACCAAACAGTCCACCAAACTCATCACCAAATTCATAATCCTGACCATACTCATCAAATTTACTTTTAGTAAACACACGGTTTTCTTTTAATGATCTATCTAATCTTTTTAATTGATTAAAAGAGAAAGGCATTTGTGCTTTAACTAAGTGAGCCATAATCTTACTGTTCTTATCACCTTGTGTATCTTCTGGATTATATACTTGGAAACCATCTCTAGTTCTACCACCTCTAGCTATAATATCTAACACAGCCTCGGTCCAAATAGATTCTGATATGAATGGTTGACCAAATTCTGACATAGCTGTGAACATACCTTTAGCAAAGTCATCCATCATTCCGTTTTGATCTGTGTTACCTTCAGCAACAGCGTTAATTACAGATTGTATAGGTCTAATTAAAGTATCGTAAGCGTTAGCATGACTAAAATCTATGTATTTAAAAGTTCCATCCTCTTGTTTGATTGGTAAGAGAGTAGAGTTTTTAGACCATTTTGCAGCGTATCTTCTAATAGCTTCTCTTTCTTCATCAGTTACATCGTATAGAGCTTGGAACATTGCAGCTGTTCCCATAGGAACTGCAGCTACTGTTGTACCAAAACCAAACAATCTTGTGTAACCTGTTTTAGCAAAAGGTTTAAATGCTTTGCCATCAATAATAATTTCTTCGTTAATTTCTCTTAAGGCTCGAGCAACAATGTTTGTTCCTGTTCTTGCAATCTCTGCAGGAAACGATACGAAGTTACCTATCGGTAATTTTCTTAATCCTTTTACAAAGTCAGATACATAATCATAGTTAGGTATATTATTTCTTACTATGTCTGCAGCTTCTTGTTCTAAAAAATCTTCCGTTAATCTTACTTCTGAACCATCTGCTCGTTTAAAAAATTGTCCTCTTGTTAAACCTATTTTTTCAAAAGATTTTTCCATTCTTTGTTTTTCCATAGCCCATGAATATATTTTCCAAAAGTCATCTTCAGCTGTGTATAAATCTTGTGATACAGATTTTAATTTTGACAAAGGCTTTAATAATAATCTCATTCCTTTGTCTGATGTCATAGTCTCACCAAAGTTTACATCTTCCATTAGTCGAGATAGATCTCCTAGTCTTACGTTTGAGTTTACTACACCTAGTCTTAAAAGTTTTTGATACAATGCGTTTTGTTGCATTGTTCCTTTAAGAGGTGTTTGTAATGCTTGGTATGCTTGTTTAATAGCTTGTTTATCTGCAAAGG